TCTAGATTAACAGAGTACCGCGAACGCGATTATAGCTACAGGGGGTAAGGAGCTTCCGGGGACCTGGAAAACAAACTACCAGGCTCCCAAAGACTCCAACCCCCCGAGTGACATATTCTCGCGATCTTTGTGCACGTCTTTCGACGTTCGGCGAAAGGGGTTCTAGATAAGGCCCCTGTTAATGCACCCCTCGTCAACGCTACATTGTAGCCTGCTGCGCGCGTGATCTGAAAATCTGACCACGCGCGGCTCACGACTTCAACCCATGACCACGAGAACGTTGCTTTGTTCCAGCGGGACATGGGAGAGGCCATGAACTCATCGATCGTCACCTCAAGAGCTGTATCCGGAGGCCCTGGGAAGGGCCGAACAAACCGGAGCTCAGAAGGGATAAGGGACTCAAGAAAATCGAGCCCCTCGTGCAAGATGGACGAAGTCCACGACTTGCGTCGAGCGATGTTGCAGAACTTGAAGATGCTCTGAACTGAATCAAAGGCATAGTCAAGCGTGACGGGACGAACGTCCTCGCCTTTAAACCAATCAGCCCCACACGACTCTCGGAACGGACCTTCTAAGAAGGTCTTACTCCGATTCGCCTTAAAACCGCAAATCCTCAGCAGATCGAGGACGCGGGACGCCACGGAGGACCTTACGATGATGTCGTCTCCGTACACTGAAAAATCCGGTGTACGCGACACTTCTCGGTAGGCCACGTGGCAAAGGGACGCAAAAATAAGCGTCTCGAGTGGAAAGCAGAACCCATTACCCATGGTCGTAAACTTCTCATACTTAACGGGAGTGACCTCCCCGTCGAGTAGATAGGCTTTAGACCTGACTGAATCCATAAACTGGAACCAGTCAGACGGGAGTAAGTAGCGACAGAGACCAGTCGAAATGCTATCACTAGCACTCGACAGGTCAATAGTCACATACGGATCATCGTCCTCCTCAGTGGAACCGAAGAGGGCTAACCCTTGGTTAAGGGTTTGATCCTCCAAATCGATACCGACACGTTTCAAGCGTTTCCGCATCACTATGTCGATACCTTTTTGGATGAACCCGTTGAGTAACGGCTCTACAGCGATTGTCCTTTCGGTCTTCGCTGTTTTGGGCACAAACGTTACTTTATTGTAGGTTACTACGTTAAGCCGCGACGCGAATCTCCGATTAAAGAGATCCGGGTCGACACTGTAGACAGCTCTTCCAGGCTCTAAGTTTAAGAGCTCAAAAAAGAGTGGATCTGTCTTCAGACAAGCCCCTGCGTAGTAAACGGCGCTAGGAGATACGGACCAACGCTTGGCAAGGAACTTACGTGCCATGTTGGTAGCATTCCCGTTCACTCCTATACTCGCGCCCGGTCCAAAAGCACACTGGTCCCACACTTCAGCGAGGTTTAAATCGCCGAGCGTGTAGGAAATCCATGATCGCGCGTCAGAAAGAGCGCGTTCATGCGGACTTCTCCGATTAAGGTAGAAGTAGAAACGTTGGTTCAGTCGCTTGCAGTGATGCTCGCTTCCTAAAAACGTTTCAAGTGCCCGAGCACGAGGGTCCAGAGCAACGGACCCAGGTGGGAACGGGTACTTCCTAACCAGCGAAGCAATCTGATTCCATACCCTATGCTGGGTATGCGTCCCGAACTCTGTGGACGAGAGAGAATCAGCGAACATGATCAGACCCGTGAAATCTCTTCTTTCGAGGAGAGACAATCCTTCACGGGCCTTCTCGTGGTCAATGGACCGAAACAGGTGTCCCAGGAACGAGGCGTAATTATGTAGCGCTTTCGCCCTGAGTTGCTTGTTGACCTTCTGCAGCACCAACAGCCTTGGAGACTTCTTCACGAACACCCCCATGATCACGTTTAGCGGAGACCGAAATGGATCCGCTAGGCACGACAAGGACCCCGATAATACATAAGAGTCCGAATACTATCAGAACCACTCCGCGGTCCATCAGAAGTTGACGGTCTGCAGTTTGGCGCTGACCTTGGCACTCGCGTGAGCGAACCAAGCGGCATAGTCGTTGATCAAGCTGTCGATGTCTGCAGAAGCAGCGCCGACCGGCAGCGTCACGTACGTGTTGATGATACCCGTGTGAACGGGGGTCAACGCGCCAGTGAGCGTAAAGTCACGGCTCCACTTCCATTGCATCCTAGCCACACCGCTGAAGTCAGAGGTGGCCTTTGGCAGCGTCCGAACGATCAGGAAATCATCCTTCCAGCTCAGAGTATGCGCAGGGGCCACATAACCAACCGCATTTTGTGCGATTGAGTCAGCGGTGACGGTTTTGGAATTAATTGTCAATGACATCGGGATCTTCCCTAATAAGGTGAAGGTTTTAAAACAAAAACGAAGGAGGGGCTTTCAGAAGTACCGGCCTTTCTTTGTATGCCGATCAAATCCGATGCTTTGGAGCCACGTAACAGCACTCGCAGCAGCCTCAGCAGCACGTGTAAAATTGTCCAGTTTAAAATCATCCTGGACAACAAACACGCTTCCTCCCTCGCGTGGGTGTCGTTCCTTTGTAACATATTGGAGAAGAATAAACTCTGACATGCTACCAGAAACGGACCTCACTGTTGGGTTAGTCGCCGTAATCGGACCCGCAGTTATAACACTACGGTGATCGTCAAACGTCGTCATACACCCACCAGCTTGGGCTACTTCTACCCTTGGAGCGTTCGCGGCGATAACATCCGACGCGTTCACAACCCAATCCAGCACATAACTATACCGTACTAGTTCGAACGGTAGCAGAAGGAGGTCACGAAGGTTAAAACCTAAGTCATTCCAAACGCTCATCTTCCAGAAGTCATTAAAGAGACAGCGAACCTTATAAAGGTGCACTGTATCCTTATACCACGTGAAAGTGATAGCACTGTTGCTGAATAGAAAACTCTCACGTACATTGAAGCGCGCCTCTTGTTGAGCGCGTGCGGTGTACATCCGAGAAATTTCGGGATGAGAGTGTTCCAAGGCTTCCATCACGTCACCAGCGTCTTTGATGAGCGGCATAACGCCGAACATGAAACGCAGGTATTCAGATGCTGTAAACTCAATAAAAGCTTTACCCTGGGCTGACACCTGTTTATAACCCTTAGAGCGTTTCGCGGTACGTCGAAACTTCTTGACGTAATTCGAGATATTCTCAAAAGGAGAGCCGACCATACGGAAAGTCTTGTCCAATTCTGCTATTGATTCCAGCAGAGCGGCCTTGCCTTTCCCTCGGTTAGCCAGGCACTTCGTCCAGACAGCATCCTCAAGGCTCTTCTTTCGTACCGTGTCCATAGCTGGACCAATGGTTGGTGGATTGACTGACCAACCAAGGTGGAACGGAAGGAGATGGCCAGTCTGATTGTCCGTTTGATAGACAGTCGGGCTGGTGCAGGGCGTAAGGACGGTAAGGGTGAACGACGACGACCCGAAAATCTGGCGGGTTGACTTCGTTTGAACAAGATCATTAAAAACGATCTCCTTTCCTTGCCGCTTATGCCACCCAGGTATGTTCATGTCCCACATCGCTTCGTAAATTCCCTGCTGCCAGGTGGCGACGTAATTGATAACGAGAGGAGTGCGGTTAGCACAGCTCGCGATATTATACGTCTCTGTCCGGGCAACGGGAATCGAAAAAGCGCCGCGTTCTCTGAACCTACTGTAAGTGGCCATACGCCTCCTTGATACGTGAACCTCCGCTCGCTCGAAAAACGAGCATAGGTCCCCTCGCAAGAGGGGGGCATTAACTCGGACGGAGTCCGAGGCTACGGGAGCTGATGAAGCCCCAGTGGCAGACGTCAGGTCAGCAACCGCCAAATGGCGATTGCATCCCACAGCAGCACACATAAATCAACGATGAGCAGGTAAATGATTGAGAGTTTTGTTGTCTCATCCATGCCTTCACCTCGTTGAGTGAGTTGTTGGGGGGGAC